TTGATTGGGGAATATCTCATTCTTGTTTTGAATATGAACCATTCGGATATGGAATTTTTGAAGCAGTGGATTGGGGTAAACTTCCAATACTACATGAAAAATGGCATGTTCCACTTGACTATAAATACAAGGCGGATAGTAAGGAAACATTTAAAGAAACCTACGAAACAATTTGTAAAGATGATTACGAAACCCGTAAAACAGAATTTGAAAAGCTTAAAAATTGGATGATGATTAACTTTTCAAATAAAGATAGTTGGAAAGAAAAACTTTTAGATATTTATAACGGAGAATAATACCCTATAACAATGGCAAGAACAAATTTATCATTAGGTAATTTATATAGAGCAGTAAGTGGTTCTACAAGAGCAGGAGCAGTTTCAATTGGAGGATTGGGAGGACAAACTACAAATGGTTCTTTATTATCATTTGCAACTGATACAATAACAGTAACAGTTCCAACTTACACATATATAGTTGAAAGTACAACTGAAAATGCACAATTTTCATTCACATCAACTGGCTCTTTATTTTATTCAAAAGTACAACAACAATATAACAACTATACGTGTTCATTTGATAATGCAAATTTTTCAACAGGTAGTAAAACATTAACAACTGGACCTACAATATTTCCATTAACAGCTGCATCGGTTGGTACAACAACATATGCAGAAGCTCAATCTGTTTTAACAATGAAATATGAAGATGGTTATAATATTAATGCAAGTAATTACGCCACACCAACTACTAAAACATTATACGCGGTAGATGTTTATAATACGGTTAACCAACCTGATTTTTGTTTATTATTTGGAACAAAAGTAACATTGAGTTCTGGAAATGAAATAAATGTTGAAGATTTAAATGTGGGTGATGAAATTAAAGCGTGGGTTCCAACGGGACTACCAGATGAAAATTTAGATGGAACCGATACAATTGATACGGAATGGAGATTTTGGTATAAAGATGAAATATCTGGAACTGCAGAAAATGTAAGAATCGCGGATATAACTTTTAATTTTGCAAATTCATTTTATTCAATAAATAATGGTTTAATAAGAGCAACCGGAACTCACCCATTATATGTTTTTGATAGTGAAATACAAAAATATAAATTTAAAAACATAGAAAATTTATTATCAGGAGATAAATTAATAATGGATGACCAAACCGAAATAGAAATAACTAATATAGATATAATAACGGAGGATGTAGAAATTGTAACAATAAATGTAGAAAATGCCGATGTTTATTTGGCAAATGGAATAATATCTCACAACAAAGGAACATCTACACAACCAAATATACCTGCAACTGGTATGAAATTATATTTAGAACCGGCAAAAACTGCATCATTTGCAGCAGCTACATTACCAACAACTGGTACACCAATAGTAGATATATTGGATATGAGTGGATATGGTACAGGTTTTAGACCAGGTGCACAGGGGCCATTATCATTGGCAAGTGGTAACCCATCATATAATCAAGGTGCAACTAGAAAAGATAGATATTATTCATTCAATGGTACTTCTAATTTATTTTATAAAGATACTGCCTCAAATATTAATGGTGGTATAACAAACTTTAATACAAATACGGGTACAATTCACGTTTGGGTAAGACCTACAACAACATTGGGTACAACTACAAGACACATTTTTGATTACGCAGGATTTTATGGTTTAGCAATTGAATCATCGGATAGTTCTACTTTAAATAGAGTAAAATTCTATGGTAGTACATTAGGAAATAGTGGACAATTAACGACTTCATTATCAGCAAACGTTTGGTATATGATTTCAGCAACATTCCAACCATCAGGAACTGTAACAGTTTATGTAGATAAAACATCAGTAGGAACATTCACCGCTGCAGCATTTACGGCACCAGCATCTACCAACTATGTAACAATCGGTTCAAATAGTGGTAGAACATCATTTTGGAATGGACAAATTGGACCAGTATTGTTCTATAATACACTACAAAACTCTACATCGGTAGGACAAGTATATGATTATTTTTCTCCAAACTATAAATAACAATTATTGTTTTGGGATAAATTTTTATATTTATATTGAGAATTAATAAATTTAAATTAAAGCATATAAAATGGCAGACAAAATAGTATCACCAGGCGTATTTACTAAAGAAAACGACCTTTCATTTTTACAACAAGGTGTTGCAAACATAGGAGCAGCATTCATTGGCCCATTCAAAGAAGGCCCAACAGTTCCAACAATAGTAAATTCACAAGCTGAATTTGAAAATTTATTTGGAATAGTTGATGACACATATTATACTCCATTGGCAGTACAAAACTATTTAAGAGAAGCAGGAACTGCAACTATTTGTAGAGTAACTGGTATTGGTGGATATTCTGAAGCATTTCCGTTGGTATTAACAGCAACATCCGGTACAGTAAGTGCATCAATTGGTATTTTGTTTAATACTTCAGCAAGTGCAAACGTTGGATTTAGTGGTAGTACAATTACATCATCGGTTGGTGGTAATTTCATCTTAAACCATACAAATTTAGGTGGAACTAATATTTCAGCTTCATTATATAGTGGTAGTACAAATAATATTGAAACAGTATTTGGTACATCACAATTTGGTACAACATATAAACCATATGTATTTGGCTTGTTCAAAACTCATAATATTAAATTTGATAATAATACAACATGTTCAATATCTACATTGGCTAGTCAATCATTTGCATATGATGCAGTTGAAGCACAAACTCCATTTATACAATCTCAATTGATAGGTGGTAATAGAGTAAATCTATTCCAAATTGAAACATTGGGTGTTGGTAACGCAGCAAATACCAAAGTTAAAATTGGTATTTCAAATATTAAAGCAGCAGGAACGGTAAGTGGTACTGATTATGGTACATTTACTATTATTGTTAGAGACTTTAATGATACAGATAAAAAAAAGAATGTATTAGAAACCTATTCTAATGTAAACTTAGACCCCAACTCTCCAAACTTTATTAGTAGAGTAATTGGTGATAGAAAAAGAACAATTGATTCATTTGGTAAAATTACAGAAAGTGGTGATTGGATAAATAATTCAAAATATATTAGAATTGTTGGTTTAAATTACGGAGCTCCTGTAAACGCTGTTCCATTCGGACATGATAAATATGTATTACCAATTGCAGCATCAACTACAATATCAAATCAAATCCCAGCAGTAACTTTTACAACAGGTTCATCTGCAAGTTCTAGTTCAGTTTATTATTCAGGTATTGATTTGGATAACAACTCAGATAATATGATTTATTTAAAACCAATTCCTGCATCTGCATTAAATGGTTCAAATTTAGTATTTGGTTTAGATAACGCAACAACCAACGGACAAGCTTTATCGGTAGGTAATCCATACGCACAATTTATAGTTGCATTTCAAGAAGGATTTGATGGTATGAGTCCTGTAACTGCTATCTATAAAGGTTCTGATATTAGTGCAGGAAACTCACAAGGATTTAGTTTAACCACTTCAACATCATCTGGTTCAATAGCATATATGAAAGCAATTAACGCTTTATCTAATGCAGATGAATGGGATATCAATATGGTAGTAGCACCAGGTATCATTCAAAGTAAACATTCTTACATTTCAAATGCATTGATTGATTTAGTAGAACAAAGAGGTGACGCTTTCTTATTATTAGATAGTACAGTAGCAGGAGATTCAGTTACAAACGCGGTAGACCAAGCTAATAACTTAGATACTAACTACGCTGCATCTTACTACCCATGGATTAAGACAATTGATGTTAATACAAACAAATTAATCACAGTTCCACCATCAGTATTACTTCCAGGTGTATTCGCATCAAACGATAGAGTAGCAGCTGAGTGGTTCGCACCAGCGGGTTTGAATAGAGGTGGTTTAACAGGAGCAATTAGTGTATTGAATAGATTAACTCAATCTGAAAAAGATACATTATATGAAGGAAAAGTTAACCCAATCGTTCAATTCCCAGGACAAGGTATCGTAGTATTCGGTCAAAAGACATTACAAGATAAACCATCTGCATTGGATAGAATTAATGTAAGAAGATTGTTATTAACAGTTAGAAAATATATAGCATCTACTTCAAGATACTTAGTATTCGAACAAAACACAGCAGAAACAAGAAACAGATTTTTAAATATTGTTAACCCTTATTTAGAATCAATCCAACAAAGACAAGGTCTTTACGCTTTCAAAGTGGTAATGGACGATTCAAATAATACTCCAGATGTAATTGATAGAAACATTATGAAAGGTGCTATCTACTTACAACCAACAAGAACCGCTGAATTCATTCAAATTGATTTCAATATCTTACCA